AAGGATTGTTATTGATGTTGGTGTGGTAGCATTCTGTAGGAAAAAACTTATTGTCACATTGTAGGCATTTTGAGCATCATTTGCTTCCACATTCACTTTTTGCAAAATTACTCTAGGTTCATATGCCTGGATCATCTGAGCAATTTCATTTTCTATACTGTTTTCCGTCAAAGGGCTCATAGGTTCAAACAATAATGCGTTCAATTGTGAACCTAGATCAGGATTGAAAGGTCTATCGTAGTTATTTGTTTGTAATAAATTTCTGACGGAACGTGTGACAGCCTGAAAATCATAACTAACGGCAACATCACCTGTCACCGGTACTCTGGTGAAGGTGAAGTCTATGTCCGAATATAGTTTGTTTAGTGTTTGTGCCATCTTTTATTTATGTGCGAAAAGTAAATCGCTTTTTTGGACTTTTGATATCGTCGGAGAAAATTCTTGGGCCGGAACGAAAAATTTCAAAATTTTAGGATGGGTTAACAGTATTTGCCAAATTGTTCTTCAGATTTGGTGTTCCGATGTAATCATTAATGAGGAATAGTTCTGTTTGACCAATCCTATTGAATTCACTAACCTTATTATACCTATCCACAATCATTTGTGAATTTGCAAAGAAATCAAAGTCTTTCTGTCTATATGTCGTCATTGTGTTTGAAACTTGATTTGCAGCATTTGCAAATTCATTAGCATCCGTTAAACTGAATGATGAAACGTTGCCAACAAATGAACCCAAATAGACATTTGTTATTGAAACGAAGGTATTTGAGTAATCGGACAACGTATCCGCAACAAAAAGACTGGAAAAACTACCAATCATGGGTGAGTTGTTCTGTATATCATCAGTTTGATTGACAATATACATGATAATTTTACCATAACCAATTGCAGTTTCATAATGTGGTGAAGCAATATCAACATCTAATGGTACCACATTCGATATTCTGTCTGTGTGTATCATAAAACTGCCTGCAATGTTTTGTGATATATCTCTTACAACCATGAGTGCAGGATCCATAATACTGGAAACACCAGGATTACTGAATGTTACATTTATCGTACCTGTGATAACATTTGAAAATGATAGATTTGTAACTGTGTTTGATGTTGACCAGATAACATTGATTGTATTTGATACAGGATTCAGATAATAATCTTCAACTTCATCCGATATTAAATCGGCTTCTTGCCATGGTTGTAATAACTGTGGCATCATTTTCATTTGTGTCTGAACCGATGGGCTCAATTGCTCAACAGCACCATTAGCTATTGGATCAGTTGTATCGAATCCTAGTAAAGCGTATACTCCAGCCATAATATATTTCCTTTATGCTTTCAATTCTTTAGATGGTGATGTCGAAGTTGGTGTACCTGGTTTCCCTGAAATGTGTATGTGAAGTTTTCTTATTAATGTATTGATCACATCAAATCCCAGTAAAGAAGAGGAGATACCATAAGTTCCAAGTGGTGCAGACACACTAGAAAAAGAGGTTATTGGTCCAGAACACACTATAGTACCGGGTATTGCTGGTGTTGGAAGCCCAATAGAAATACCACCAAGTAAAGAATGAAAACCATATGGTCCAGCAGCAACACCTAAAAACGCATCCACTCTTCCTTTAGAAAAAATATAACCACCGGATAAAGCTTGCTCAACCTGAAGATCACCACTCACGTTTACTAGAGATGTTTTGATTGTCAATTTACTTTGTAACCCAGGAACAAGCCCAGGATTAGAACCCGCATTAATCTTCATATTACCGAAAGATGTTACTGTGTGTATACCTTGTACGGTTTGCGTATAATCGCCTTTAATATACTGTTCAACACTACCGTCAATCTGTTCAACTTTATTGCCTTTTACATAGAAATATGCATCACCATTAACTGTGATATTCAATTTTTTAGCTAATTGTCCATCATCAACACCGATGGATATGTTGTGATCACCTAATACGATATGGTAATCTTGTTGGAGTATCATCCATTTCGAATGAATGCCCACCCTTTGTCTGCGTTATAGTATTGTATGGGTATACGGGTTGATAATCACTATTTGCAGCAGATTCTGGTTCTGTCCATGCAAGGACACCTTTTGGTTTTTCTGTGGGTGAAGAGGTACTAGGTGCCGGTGAAGAACTTACATTTCCTTCATTGTCGGTCACCAATGTTGAACCGTCATCGAAAAATTGTATGGTTGTACCATCTTCCAGTGTTTGTGTTGTTGATGTTGCCATAATTTATTAAGGTGAAGAAGCTTTTTCCATTAATGCTCCGGTCGTATTCGCGAACGCAGCATTTGCATTTGGTGTATTTTGATTTATATATGATATCAAATTATTCGCACCGTCTTCTGTTGGATCGGTTATTAGGGACAAAAGTTCTGGAGGATAGTTTTGTGTTTCATTGTTCAATTCTAATTTCGCAGCACCTTCTACTTCTTTAACTGCACCAACAAATTGTTCAGCAATTAATCTTGCTTGCCCGACTGTTGCATTTTGAATTTGACCGGGAATAGACTGTATGCTTTCAACTGCTTGTTTAAGTGAACTGGTAAAGTTTGCAATACAAGCTAACAATAAATTTTTGATTTTTTCTGGTAAACTTTTAATCCAATTTATCAACTCAATGATTTGTTGTGCAAAGAATACCCACTCTAAAACGCTCTCGATTGCATCAGCAATATCTTGAATTGCTTGATTTACTCTTATAATCGTATCTTTGGCCACATCAACAATTAAAGAAATTTGACCCGTAGCATCTAAATTTAATGCCGCAGTTATTGATGCCATTATTTTTTTAACAACTTCAATAGCTTTCTGCAATAAATCTCTCATACGATTTGCAGCTTTTAACTTTGCATTACGAATTGCACGTTGTATCGCAGCAATTGGATTCACCAAACCTAAAGATGCAAAAATATCAATATTGAAGATAAATCTGAAATCACAAACGTGTGTTAATCTTTGGTTCATAAAGTCGATTGCTGATCCCGTAACATAACCCCTGGCCAAACCTGGTGTAGTTTGTACACCAGGCTTTGCAAATACACTTGAGAATACTGAATTTGGTGGAAAACTTTCGGTGATTTTGAAGTTTATAAAATCGAAGCCGCCGAGATTTACTGTTGTTGGTTTTTGTTCTGTTGCCATTTATACCTCAGATCCAATTATAATCATTTCCATCAATTTTCTTATCCTCTGCTGTGGGTAAGAAACCGGGAATAACACCAAACATTATAGGAAACTGCCCAGCTAGCCCATCAAAGAAGAATCCAACTACCCAATCATCCAGTTCAGGAGAAGAAAAGGTTTTGGTGTTATTACACGGTAGTATTGGCATAGCCCAAGGCAAATCAGATACTGGTATCTTCTGCTGTGAATCTTTGCTGCCATCATAATGCCAACCAAAAATTCGAACTTGGCAACGACCCAAACCAAGAGGATCCATTCTGTTTGCTACAGTTCCAACCCACCAAATTAATCCGTCTTTACCTAAGAAATTCGACATTGCAATTTTACTCCATTATTTACTTAAATCAATATACGCAGCTTGGGAACTATCTTTAGTTATTTCTAAAACAGTTTGAAACACACCTTGAGATTGTAATATGTGTCTGACAGCTGTCACCAAATATTTACCAGAATAAAACTTATCCAATTCTTTTCTACCATTTCGATAATCTAGAGCTGGCAGATTGAGATTTATTATTGATCCCGCTGTCAAACCAGTATCACCTGGAACTCTAATCTTTAAAATTGTATAATTAGCCAAAGCCAACTGAGCAGTTCTATTTTGTACAGTTTCTTGAATAAAAGCATCCGGTGTAAGGTTCTTTTGAGAAGGATTCAAATTCTGAAATGTTGGTTTCAACTTTTGATTTGAATTTGAAACAACCAATTTTAGAGCACCACTCGCAAATTCTTTTGGATATTCTGATGCATCTGTTGGTGAACTCTTATTGAGCCTTGAGGTAATGTTTTTTGTATAATCATAATCTTTATAATTAATTGTTCTATTCAAAGGATCAAAAGCCATTACTCTGTTCACAAAAGTGCCGGAGTTTATCTCATTCAAACTATCAAAGTCTTTGACGAATTGATAATCTAGTACAGAAGTCACTTTTTGTTCAGGAGTTTGACTTTCAATGTTTTTTACATTATATGTATATGTTTTATATGGTCGATCTTTGTATATACTGGCGATTGACCTAAATTGAAATCCATCTTTTGTTTCAAAAAACAGCATATCCGCACGTTGATCACCAGTCTTAGCTGGTTTTGCATATGTACACAACCAACTTATTGCTTCAAATGGTCGCAGTGTTGGAATTATAAAATCATAAACACCAGTTGTTTTTTCAAAGTTTTGTGTATCTATTCTTTTCGGATCAACTTTCAATTGCGTTAAAAGAATGTCAGTTACGATTTGATGTATTGCCTTACCTTTATAAGATTTTACCACCTTTATTTGTTCAGAGTCAAATAATTCTTTTGAACAGAAGTATATTTTTATAAACTCACTGTTTTGGTTTCCAACTGGTTTTCTATCTGGTATTGAATAGATTTGATACTTCTTCAGATTACCAGGTGACTTATTAACGTTTTCTGATCCACCTTTTGTGGATCCAAAACTAATTTGAATTTCTTCCTTGCCTGATAATTGTAACTTTTCTACTAATCCAACACCATCACGCAATATTACATACCCAGAAATAACGAAACTATACATGTCTTCAAAAAAAGACAGTTCTGTTAAAAGCTCAGTTACATCAAATTCACCAGTTGATGCAAATATTCTTAATTCATCTACGCTGGCACTTTGTGGATAGTAAGCTACATTTTTTGGAGTA